TCCTGCACGGTTCCGGTGGTGTCACCGTTCATAACGGTGCCCGGGGGGAGTTTTTTATTGATGGCCGCTGCAATGTCAGCCACTGCCCCGCCATAAACCCCGATATAAATCGAGCTGGCCAGCAGCGTGTAATTCGTGGAACCTTTCTCGACGGAAGTCGGCTCTTTGTTGTCGATCACATAAACATCAAGCACCCCGTCGACTTCCAGGACAGCAGCCCGCACAGCCGCTGCTGTGTTAAAGGCGTTACGTGCCACCGACTGGCGACGGCGATACTCAAATGCAGATCGCCCTTCAACATTCGAGCCCGGTACACCCGCGGTCTCGTTGGTGATACTCGACCAGCCACTTACCGCGACATAGATGTTTGTCAGGGTACCGATGGGACAAGCTATCGGCCCGGTAGTCAGGTTCTGGAACTCGATCTTTACCGTCCCGTCTGCGCCTATCGTTCCGGCCGCCAAAGACACGTACATATAACCGTTATCGTCGGTTGCATAGGACTGTGCGGGAATTACCGTTCCCGGCACGCCGGAGCATGTGGCCGTAACAACCGTCCCCGCAGCAGCAATGCGGTCGAGGAAGTAAATCCTGCCGATGCCATCCTGAAATCTGCCGGAAGAAAAGTCCGGGTTCATGTTGTTGACGATAGCCAGAAGCTGATCGTTTTTGTCAGCGATGATTGCAGTATCAGTGACAGCCAGTTGCCCCTGCGGCGTCTTGAGGTTCGTGCTCATCGCCGTCCCGAATGCAGAACCAATATCTGCTATACGCCCGGCAAGAATGTCTCCCTCATCTGGAACATCAAGGCCAGTGGTGGAAAAGGTTACGGCCGGTACCGCCGTAGAGATTGTCGTCATTTTTTCCTCACAGGGTGACGCTGGAATCCAGGCCGTTGGTATCCACGATCGCAATAACGCCGGTAGTGCGGCGCGTATCTCGGTTGTTAATCAGCGTCGGCTCAGCGCGCGCGATATAGCTCATCCGCAACGCTTCAACCTGAAGCGCGGCCGCCATGGCGCCAGTGCTGGCCTTAACGTTCAGCAGCTCTTTGTAATTAACGCCGGTGTCTTTTTCGTAAATGCACTCGCCGCGTATAGCCAGGCATGCCGTCGCTACGTCCTGAGCGCAGGCGTAGGGGTTTTCAACCGTGGCGATATTACCCAGCTCATCAAGGACAAGATCCCAGGTATCGGGATCGAGTTTGAGAGAGATTGTTTTCATGGATTTCGCCCATAAAAAAACCCCGCCGAAGCGAGGTTGGTGATTACCAGAATGCAAAATTACATTCTGATTTTATTTCAATGAGTTATGCAACATCAGCACCGTGAATCAGGTGGCGAAGCGCCTGAACCCCTTCGGCGTTGTAACGGAACGCCTCAACCTGCTTATCCGAGTGCCTCGACTTATCCAGAAAGAACTTGCCGTACTGCTCAGTTTTCAGGTTGTGTTTATTGGCCACGCGACCAATCTTGTTCGCAGTGCAACCGAGCTGCGCTGCCACTTCACCCGCCGTTGAGTAATGCTCTTCAATCGCCGGCAGTGGCACAACTTCGTGACCGAGAAGTGGGTTAACAAGGGTGGCTACGATCACCTGGTTAGCTGATTCACCAAGCCGCGGGAACATTGACATCAACTCGCGGGCCGATGCGATGTTTTTCTCCAGAGCCTGAGCTTTCAGTTGTTCAGCTTTGGCAAGCCGATATTCAGTAAGCCCTGAGTTGCTTTTGGTCGGTACATGGATAGCCTGCATGTCTTCCAGCTTATCAACCAAAGAGCGGCGAACGGCCTTAGACTCGCGTGCGGCGACGCGCAGTGCCTGCTTGACCGTCATTTCGATTACGACCTGATCGGCGCCGCCTTTAGACTTGTCCATGGGGGTTACAAAAGTTTTGTAACCCTCCCCCTCAAGCTCATCACGAATGCGATCGATGAATACGTTATTACGTACCGGCTTCTCTCCGCATTGCTTACGCGCCTGATTGACCATTTCAAGCAGCGACTGGCTGTCAATGGTTTTATCAGTGACAATTGAACCTACATTTGCTACATTCTTCTTAGTCATATACGTTCCTATACGTTGTCAGACTTCAGTAGACCGCCAGCAGCCACTGGCGGTTTTTCTTTTTGCGCCGTCCCATGCGCCTGTCAGTGAAGCTCCTTTCTTAATCTTGGTAGCACCCGCGACCAGTTGTCGTCGTTTTGTGGTTCATATGCAATGTGCTCAGACGCCTTTGCTATAGCCTTTCTCGCTTCTTCAAACGTCCAGCGAAACTCATTACCAAAGTCATAAAACTTACCTGCATACTCTGATTTGATTGTTCGCATTGCTGGGTATAAATCTCTTGCAAAGTTTTGCATCCGATTGGTTACATCCCACATCCAAGCGAGTCGACATAGCTCATCATCACTGAACTGCTTCGCAATCGGCGAATGAACCACTTCGCGATCCAGAATATCCAGCACCCAGCGGCGGAACTCTTTAGCGACCGGAGTGCGGGCGAACATTGCTATAAGATGGGCGCCGCGCAAAGAGAAGACGCGAACCTTCATTCTGCGGGTAGAGCCATTTATTCCATTGGTCACTGATTCAATGACCATTGTCATTCCCTGAGAGAACTCATCTTCGTACTGAGCGAAGAGGTTAGAAATTGACTTGGTGCTTTTGTAACCTATAGCTTTCGCAATATCTGCAGATGTCAGCCAGACACCAGTGACATTTTCTACCGGATTGAGCGTTACACCGTGGAAGTTGAAATCTGATTTAGCTACAATGTTCATGTCGATATTTCCTTCGCGGTTATTTTCGATAGAAGCCCCAAAGGTTGCCGCCAATGGGGCTTCGCTGTTTTTACTGGCCATTCATGCGCTCCTCACGCAGGCTTTTTGCCAAACGCTGCACAATTGCAGAGTTAATCGATATCCCATCCATTTCAGCCATACGGCGGATCTCTTCCTTCATTCCTTCTGGCAAACGCAATTGGAAGCTAGAGCTTTTTCTTTCTGTATATAAAGTATCCATATCAACCCTCATCTATCATGTCACCGTGACATGATATCACTGTGACTCAATTTACGGATAATGTCAATGTGATAGCATCAAGAAAATTTTGAGGTGCTTATGTCAGAAAAACCAGTCCGCGAATACGATAAATTCATGCTCCGCTTCCCTGATGGTATGCGTGATGCCATAGCTGAGAGAGCCAAGCGTAATGGCCGCTCCATGAACTCTGAGATTGTCCAGATCCTTCAGGATGCGCTGGAGACAGAAAAGCTGATAGCTGAAACCGACATTGTCGATTTTGACTCAACCCAGGCGGCTCTGGATTCAAAATCCACGCCAGAGGAAAAGGCTGCGTTTCTTGCCGAACTGGAGAAAAGAGATCCCTTTACCGCTGCAATTCTTCGTGAGGGAGAGGAACATAACAGAAGGCTTGCTGCGATACTTGGGAGACGCATGGGTTACTCAAATGAGTAAAAGTAAAAAACCCACCTGATGGTGGGCTTTCATTATTTTATGCCAGCAACCTTACCTTCTAGCCTTTTGCATGCCTGATCGTCAAGCATGCTTTGATACGGGCCAATGTTATTGCAAGCATCAACAAGAGTTTTGACCGCATATCTAGCATAACTACCACCATCCTCCCGCATAAGCCTGCCACTCCTGGCAGAGAGGTCATTTGCTCCCTCATCATATGCCTCAGACAAAGCAAGTTGAGAGGCTTTCTCTTTTATGGCTAATCTAATCTCAATATCATTGTTTAGATCTTTATTTTTATTGAAAAAATCATCAAGCGTCTCTGCATATGAAAGAGTGGTGGTTATTAGCAGAATTGAGAATAGCAAGGAATGTTTAATCATCATCACGGCTCCAGAGGATCGGTTCGGCTTCCTCCTGATACTACTCCACCATGAGTATGACCATCAACGATGGAACCGTCGACAAGCTCAAGCTGTCCGTTCGGATGGACTTTCAGGCCGTTTATGTTAACCACTCCAGGGCTCTGTATGTTTATGCCGCTGCCTGTAAACTCAGCAAACTCCGTGGGTTCATCGTTCAAACTGGCTATAGCCGTGATGTAAACAGCATCCGAGTATGAGTGGCGCCGCTGAGTTGGTGGAGGGCCTCCGCCTTTAGTTTTTTTCACATTTGTGATGTCTTTATCACAGGCAATCACCAGGCCAATATCACCTACTCTGGGCGTCATTTGTACCGAACTATTTCCAGCCTGGTACTGAATGAATGGAACATTGTAAACATCCTGGTTTTCAATTGATCCGCCAGAAGCGTTTGTTCCAGTAACCAGAGGAAAAACGGTAAGGGTCTTCCCATTCACTTTTTTGACTAAAACGATATCGGCAAATACGCAGCCCTTTATGGCTCCGGCTATAAGCGAAAGAACAGCATTCCCCTGACACGACATGTCACTAGGCTTTTGCTTGGTAAGCATCTCACACTCCAAATACAAATCCGGGATAAGCTACAACGAATGTTTCCCATAGACCACCGGGGACCCTGCATGACAAGTAATGAGTGGTTCCATACTGGACTATCCAATCCCCGCTTGCGTGAGGGAGAGAGGTTTCCAGTTTTATTTTTCGAGCCAGCTTTATTGATGGTGAATAAATGCAGCGAAAATTTATACCAATATCATAAAAAATGGGGTAGCCAATTAATCCATTCTCTGGAGATATAAATGGAACTACAGAGTCAACAGGGCTTTTCCCTGTGTAGATTGTAACCGTCCCAAAGTCTATATCTGCGATGATATTATGGTCGGCCGCAATTTTCTGAATTTGCTCAATAGCATTTCCCTCATAATAGGGGTTGCTATGCACCGATTTAACATCAACGTTTACGAACTTCAAATCCACCTTAGAGGCCAGTGCTTTTATCATATCGGAGACAGAAGCTTCACCTTCAATTGAAGTTGGCTCGCATACAACAAGCTTTTCCTTTCCAATAGCTGAGGCCGTTATTTCAATCGGAGCATCAGGCATCTGATTCAGATTTACCCTGGCAGATATTATCGTGCCCATAAACACGCAAACATCTCCAGTAAAAACCCGTATGGCGTTTTGCTGCTCACCGAAGAATTTCTCGGAGTTGGTGGTCAATTTAGCCATGTTATCAAGGGATAAGCCCCATAGGCTAAGCTCCATCATCGTCCCGGTAGCCCCCCCATAAGCCGAAACAGAAAGCTCGCACTTGAAATTTTCGGCTATGAGCGTATTACCTTTTTTACCGTCAAAGGTGCCATTGGCCAGAGTAAACTCAACCGTTATCTCTCTTTCCTTGTAACTCATCGGCCCACCTCATCACTCGTCGCATAGTAAAGTTTGAAGCGTGTCCCTATTTCGTCATAAACCGGATTGGCATCCCCTTTTGTGTCTACAAAAATGAGATCGCCATTAAATCCAAGATACTTATATCTGACAAGGTATATACAGTTAAGGCAGAGAACACCCTGCATAATCGCAGTGTCATCAACATACAGGTCTATGTAGAATCCAGTTGAGCGCTGATGAAGCTTTATCGCGCAGTTCTGGCCGCCAAGCGTGACATATACCTTTTGAGATAGTGACGGTGATAAGCTAATTTCCTGCATGTCACATCACCTTATTTTTAAGAAAATCAGCCACCGTGCTTTTGATCTGTTTTGCGACCGCTGTTGATGAGTTATCCCATACTTGAGATACCGATTTAGCCGCCGAATTGACACCTGAAACTATGGCACTCCCGGTAAGATCAAGAGCGCTTGATAGCGATGTATTCCCGCTTGTCCATGCATTTTTTGCGTCAGTAAGCGTTACTTCTTTAGTTGAAGCAGTGATTACCTCTGTTTTTGCAGCGCCCTTATTGTTTGTTTTGTCGTTATCTGTCGGAGCCTTACCGGAAACCCCGTTAGCGATAATCACTTCACCGCTATCCATTATCTCTTCGAAGGTGCAGTTCGCCATCAACAACGTCTGCCCGCGATACGAACCCACAAAGTAATCGAAGTGGGTCAGATCGTAGCTGTAATACACCGTGTCAGGCGTCTCGATGTTGTAGGTGCTGGCCGTGTTTTTCATCTCATCCAGTTTCTGAATGAAATTACTTCGGCTAAGAAGAGATAAGTTTGTCAGGTTTGGAAGCGCACCTGTATATGCAGTCCATCCCTCAAGTGCCAGGATCACCCTTAATTCCGATGGCTGCCGGACCTTGTTGTACGAAGTATACTGCCCATTTTCAACCGGCCCCTTCGTCACGTTAGCATCACCGTAGCGATCAACGCTAACCCAGCCGGAAGGAGAAAAAACCTCCTGCCCGGCTGCAGCCGTCAAAAGCGACTTGTCAACGGTGTTGTAGGTGATCCGGTAGGTTGGCGACAGGGCGCTGTTAAGGACGGATAACAGGCTTCCTCCCTGAATGGCGGATAGCACTGTCGAGACATTCAGAGAAAACGACATGAGTTATTGTCCTGAGTAGCCAGCCAAAAGCATGACACGGTTGTCGCCGTGCTTTTTGATGTCGCTGGTAAGCTGTTCCACGTTCTGTGCCTGGGTGGTGATTTTGGTGCCATAAAACTGATAAGTCGCACCGGACTTCCCGGGCATCGCGCGGTCTACGGCCATACCGGCGCCGGGGCGCATTCCGGCCATGACTTTGGGGACGTAATTACGAGTTTCCGACGGCAGGTTGTCCATGCCTTTCTTCTGGACGTTTCCGAGCCCCCAGTTGTAGGAGGCAAGAGCTTTTTCCAGATCGCCACCAGTAGCATCCAGCAGATAGCGCAGGTATCTTGCAGCGGCATCAGCTGACTTGTGGGGGTCATAAACATCCATCCCCTTCAAACCCAAGTCTCTGGCAGTTCCATCCATAAACTGGAATGGGCCTTTCGCCCCTTTAGGGGATACTGCGAACGGGTCGCCACCTGATTCAGTACCAGCCACCGAAGACAGCAGCCCGGCGGGGAGTCCATATTTACCTTCCAGCGCCCCGAACTCGCCAGCCATTGCCTGAAGAAAAGCCTCCCCTTTAGCACCAAGACGAGCAGCCTTTGCGTTAAGCGGGACGTTTGGCTGATATCCCGAAGTGTCAGGCTGCATTGTTGCCGCGCCTGCTGGAGAGATCAGGGCGTCAGCGATTTTTGACAGGAGATTTTTGGTGCTTTCCCAATAGTCTCTCTCATCCTGCTGCTGCCGACGCTGTTCAGGAAGTGGCTGAAACTTAACGGTATCCAGCATTTCCTGCGTTGCCCGCTGCTGCGGAGATAATTCTATTCCCGATGGAGAATAGTCAAAATGCTTATCGAAGGCTTCTGCGTTTTCTTTTTGCTTTTCCTTCATTTTTCCGACGAGATAGGTGCCAACATCAACACCACTTTCCTTTGCTTTCTGATTAAGATCGTCAACTTTATCTGCCGCGCTAAGCCCCGCAGCGGCAACGAGCCAACCAGGAAGGGTTATTCTCGCTAAACCCAATAGGGATTTGGATAAATTTGTCAGAAAGAATAGCAATTTTCCGCCAACCGACGCCCCGATAATTATTTTTATCGCGTTTTCCCAACCGCCAACCGCTTGCGCTGCTTTATCTGCCATCTTTGCGCCGCTCTCAATTGCACCAAAGAAAGCATCGACTTTTTGTTTCATCTCCTCAGGATGTGACTTCATCCAGTTGGAAAGGTCGCGGAGTACGACGTTAAAGTCGCGCACATACGGAATAAGGAACGTGTAAAACTGGTTTTTTGTGGTTTCGAGGCTCTGGTTTAATTCCGCCCATGCGGCTGTAAATTCCTTTGCGCCTTTGGTTGAGGCGTCTGTAATGCCGGAGCTTTTGGTCAGGCGATCAACGTCAGGCAGGAATTGTCCTTCCTGGTTGCGCTGGTTAACCGCATCGTCAATGCCTACGGACTGAAGAATTTGACGGCGAATATCTGGATCAGTAACTTTCCTTGCCGACTCCAGTATTTTCCTGAACGTGGTTTGTACAGAATCGTCTCTCACATTGAAACTATCATGTGTCAATGAGTTGAGTCTGATCGCAGCCTCTGTAACAGGTGTATTATATACCCCACTTTTAGCCTGCTCCTTTGCTGATTGAAACCCCTGCAAAGCAGCGTTAATTTTTTCTACGGAACTACCGGCCGCCTCTGCCGCCTTACCTACGCCGTCTAGCTCTTTGGCTGTCATCCCTAACGCTTTAGCCTGAACGGACAAATCCATCAGGCCGGAAGTGGTATTTTTAACAAGGCTCATCAGGCCGCCGGCAGTGACGGTAACGCCAGTCAGTGCCAGCAATTCCGTCTTGATGCTGCCGAAGAATGCTGCTGCCTTTTTCCCCTGCTCCGCCATTTCCTTGGCAGTTTTTTTCGCATCCTCACGCTGCTTCTTGAGGTCGTCGCTAACGTCTTTCTGCCCCTTACGGAAGTCAGACGTATCAAGGCCCAGAGTAACCAGGAGGGCGTCAATTACCGTTGCTGCCATGATCACTCTCCGCTGCTATGGCTCTGTTGGTGTTATCCACGGTCATTATTTCAATCAGCCACCACATATCCTGGACGCTGTATACGGTGTCCAGCTCGTGGAGTGTCGCCATCTTCCCGGAGATCACCGCGGCAATAGTGCGCGGTACATTCGCATACTGTATGAAGCCGCGATCTGAATCTTCAGGAACGGATAAGGGGATTTCTAACTTGCGGTGGCTGCTACAAAAGCGATATGGAGCTTGAAGGCTTCGATTTTCAGGCGCGACCAGGTGCTGATTTCTTCGATCTGACCTTCGTCAACAAGCGCTGTTTCGATACCGTTACCGCCGAGGAATTTCACGCAGCCAAGCAACTCATCAAGCAGGGGCTTTGACTGTTCGAACGGAACTTTAGCCAGTGAAGTGATACCCCACTGAGCGAGGCCTGCCATGCCGCTGGCCATCACGCTTTCATACAGCTCACGAGCTTCTGCGTTATCCTCGGCTGGGGCCGGCGCCACCGCAGCACTGATGGCCATCATCATATTTTCGGGAACGGTAACGCCGGCGCCAATTACGGCGCACGCCAGGCGGATCGCCCACTCTTCGGCCTTTCTCGCCGGCATTTCGGTGATTTTGAACTGCTTACCCTTGTCACGGTTATCTGCTTCAACCGTGAATACGATGCTTTTACGAGCCATTTTTGTTTCCTGAATGAGTTATCTGGCAATAAAAAAGCCCACCGTAGTGGGCTCATTTCTTCTTCTCTTCACGTTTGCGTCGTCGTTCTTCCCGCAACTCCTCTCGGCGCAAGTCGTCAAATACCTTCATGATCGCCTTCATCATCATGAAATTGACGAAGTGGTGATTAACGCAGCCGTGAATGCGTAACTGCTCGGTGAACTCTTCAGCCGATCGCAGTGCCTCCATCATGTTTTTCTCGCCCTTCATGAACTCCGAGAAGTCGCGCCCTGCTCTGGAGGCGCATTCAACGATTCGGTTATTCATGGTCACGCCGCCGCATACAGCAACTTCATTTGCCCCTTAACGGGGAACGCAGCCATGCAGCGGGCTTCGAAGTCCTTCTGGTCAATGCTGCAATTAGCGATATTGGTAACGGCGATCAGTTGCTGCTCGACCTTCTCCAGCGCATCAGGCTTGAGGTGTTGGTGAATCTTCTCTCTGCTGTCGCCCGCTGCTTGTTTTGCTGCCTGATAGACATAATCGGGAAGTGCGACACCGTACACCCATCGAGCGGTGATCTGACCGAACAGCGCCGGGCAACCGCCAACATGACCAAAGTAAGGAAGGCCGGACATTTTCGACAGCGCCTGGTAGAATGGGTCTTTAAAGCGCTTCTCCCAGGACGTTGGTTGCTGGCACACCATCAGGCCGACAATCTGATCTTCGGTGAGCTGGAAGTTTTTACTCAGCAGAAGATTTTTAATATGACGATCACAGGCGCGGGCGAATTTCACTGACAACCAGCGGGCGAATTCCACCGCCAACTCCGGATGAAGCCAGGTCCCGCCGTTTCGCCCTTTCTCCACTCTGACTAAAAGGGGAGAAAAATCCTCTTTTACGCCGGAGCCAGCAATTCCAAGCTCCTCAGCCAATTCGGCGATATAAATTTTTGTCGCCTCAGTCTTTAGCCAGTCCTTTGGTAGCTTGCCGTGATGCTTTGCGGCAACCGTGGCATTGAACCAGCAGTCAGCCGTAAAAGGAAATGAACGGTCATCGTAATTCATGGGGATGATATTAGACATCTCGGTAATTACCTTTTAGTGATGAACCTTGTCACACAGGAATCCGGCCCACAGAAAGGCACCGATAGCCAAACCGGTATCCTCAAGGGTCATCCTGAAAGGTTCTGTGTTGTGATGTGCGCGTGTGAAGCGCGGGGTATTGCGGGTATAAAAAAGCCCGGACTTATCCGGGCTGATTTTTTTACGCTGAGTAGTCTGCCGGGGTGACAGTTTCCCACTGGATAAGTCCAGTTACCGGCTGAAGCACGCGGCCGGCAGACGGCATACGGCGCGCGCGCTGCAGGATACCGTTGGTCATGATGTACTTTTTGCCCAGCGACGGCAGGATCACCGTCCCATTGACACGCAGCACAGACCGCGTGGTCATCTGCGTGGTTTGCCAGTTGTCGACGTACTTAATCGAAGGGGATGATGCCGCCAGATGGAAAGTCCACGGAAGATCACCATAAACAAAACCGCCCAGCAGTTTACCGTCAGCAGTACGCTGGTACTCTGCCATATCGGTATCACCCATTTCGAAGATGTTTTGCGCTTCGAACTGCTCCAGGTTAAACCCTGACGGGTAGAGCTCAGCGATTACCAGCTCAATGATGGCGTCTGCCGACGTAATATTTTGACCGGCCATTACTGCACCTCCGTGCTGTTAACGGTGATACCCTGGATGATCCCGCCGTCGGTGTACCAGAAGTAAACCGTTGGCTTGGTACGCGCGGCGCGCATTGCCGGGGTGAACGGGCCGATGTAGATGTAATACCCTTCAGCCAGAAGCGAATCCGTAACATCGACGCCAGCGATGGCGTTAATCTGGTCGATCTGCGACTGGTCAAGATCGGTGCCCGCCGTCATGCCACCCCACGCCCTGAATTGCTCAACGGTCGGCTTCATGCACGACTCAATGCGAGCTTTTCCGGCTGCCGCGTAGGGCAGATTGCTCGCCTGCTGGAACAGTGCAACGAGAGCCGCCTGAAGCTGAGCATTTACCCATACCTGACCAGCCCATGCGTCAAGCCACGCATAATCACCGGTAATAGAGCCTGGCGCCCACTGGTTGGTTTCGACGGCATTCGAGGCATAGTTGCCGTAGAAGTTATAGCCGTTGGCCTTGGCCGCCTCGTAATCAGTATCGTTACTGATCATCGGCAGCAGGCCGGACACCTGACGACCATTCAGCGAACAGCGCCCATTGGCCTGCGTGAAATTCAGCGCGGCCACAAACCCCATAGCATTTGCTGCGTGGTTCGGGTAACCATACACCGGGCAGGTATCGTTATAGGCGTAGGTGTTGATGATGTCGTACACCAGAGCATTAGAGCTGCCCGCCACGATTGCCGTTCCTGATGCGTCCCATGGGACATAGGCAAAGCGGTGGTTCTGGCTGTTTGCCCAGAGCGCAAACGCATTAGCCTGGTCTTTGGTGACAGCGAACGTCGTGGAGAATGTTACCCAGTCCTGCTCTTTGGCCAGAATGGCAGTAAAGATATCGTCAACTACTGCCGGCGCCGCACCCTGCGAGATCACCGCGCCGGTCGCTTCGGTCAGTTTAAGACCTGTGGCCAGCGTACCTTCATCGGCAAAGGTAATGGTGCTATCCACGCCTGTGGTGGCAGAGGTGATGATGAATTTCTTCAGCACGCTATCCCAGGTCACAACAACCGAGGAGCCAATGCCGGTTTCAATCAGCTCTGCCGCGTTATCAAAACTGGTCGCGCCGCTGAGGTTGATAGCCGCAGAAGTCTCCTCCGTGCCGTCAACTGTCAGAGTCAACGTACCAGAAAGCAACTTGAGCTGTGCCAGCGTGGTCGCGGCGTGCGATCCGGAACGAAGGAATGCCGCCACTGCTGCGGTATTGAATCGGCTAAAATACAGCTTGCCAGGCATCTGTGTTTTACCGGTGAATGCGGCGAAATACAGCACCGCGGCGGTGTACTCAATCGACGCGCTGCCGAAGTACGCCTTTACCTCATCCGCACTGGAAAATGAGGGTACTGCACCAACCGGCGCGTATGCGCTGTCGGTCAGGAACAGGCCATTGAGATCAATAGCTGTCCCTGTCGCCTTCAGTACGCCGGGAAGCATCTGGGCGATTTTTGATAGCGAAATTGCCATTTATTATTTCTCCGGAGGAAATCTCACGTCGACCGGCTGCGATATCACATCTGCGCCTGTCATAAACTGCTGAGGAACGCTGACGACAATCAGCGGGTTTGCGTGGAATTCAAGCGTCCAGCGGGATTCCCACTGTTTCTCGCCGTTGATCATCGAGGTTTGCCGCGGGGGGCCGGAATAAAGCGGTACCAGGACATTCGCGTTTTCCCTGAACCAGGTGCATGCGAATTCGGAACGGGCAATACGCGAAAAGATGCTGGCATTGTTTTGCGCCTGATCTCCGTAGAAATCGAGCTGACATTGCCATTCATCAACGCGGCGAAGTTCTGCCCGCCCGTAATCGCTAACGCCGTCATACTCGTAATTGACAGAACTGGTTGAGAGGTCCGTCAGAAAAAGCGGCGTCATAGTAATGAAACCGCCTTTCGGCATGGGGGTCTGATTTTGCTGAGTCTGCGTGATCTCTGCGTCCGGGAAGAGGACAGAAAGGAAATCGCCAGTCGCCTTAAACAGATCGCTTTCAGTGACCTGCAGGCCTACGTCAATTGTTGACATGCGATAACCCTCGTCCAGTCCGGCCAGATTTCAGGCACATCCATAACCAGCCATGTTTCATTGCCGATAACGAACTTATCGCCGCCCTGCTGCCGTTCCCTGTTAATCCCGCACCAGTTGCCATCCGTCCAGATACTGACCAGCACCCCCTGGATGTTCATGTTATCCATGTGCCTGATATCAGCCTGACTCAGCGCCTGCTTTTGCACCATCATCGTTACCGGCGGAGCGAAACCTGGAGAGGTCGAGTAATCCGGGTTTTTGATTGGTCCGATCGAGCGGTAAATCTGCGCCTCGACGCGAGGATTAACCGCGCTAATGGCGCTTCGCACTATGGAATGAAGATTCACTCTTTCACCTCGTAGTCGACCGAGTTCAGCATGTGGGCCGAGTCGATTAACGGGTCATTAAACCCTTTTTTGTCGACTGTGCTTTTTGCGTTCGTCGGCTCAGAAAAGGCGATGATTGACGACTGAATCTGCCCCTTGATCCGCTCCCCCATCAGAGCCAGGCTTTTTCGGGCGTCAAAATCGTTTGCCTTCATGAGTTTCCCGAGCTCTCCGCCCCACTCCGGACCATGTTCAGAAATGGTCTTCCTGAAGTACGGCCGGGATGGGATCGTAACGATATGCTCGGGTATCATTACTGACTGCGCGAAATTGGCCTTTGATGGCTTTGCGAAGCGCGAAACGCCGTCACGGCGAACGTAAAAGTTCAAATCCCTGGTATGCGCCGGGATTTTTACAGTGCCGCCAAATTCGTTAGTGGCTGCCACAAGTGCTACCGGCGTCCCGTCTGGGTACTTAGCCCCCTCAAGGAAACCCACCTTCAAATCATCGCCAGAGGACAGCCCCTTTGCGACAGACTGCAGGTGCTCCATCAGCTTATCTCCGCCTGACATTCCATCCATAGCTACCTCCGGATGAAAGAACGGCGGTTATAATGGCCAGGGTACATCGAAGGGGATGAGCCAGGGACATAAAAACCTGTCCTGTAAGGCTTTGTGGCCTCCCAGTAAGCTGACCCGTAAGTAGTCTGCTTATACCACCAGGAGCTTTCGCTTGAGGGCCCTGCGTCAGCTGATACTGACACTGACCCCTCAGATGCGCTTGCCACACGGCCAACCAGACCAGAAGCCTTTTCGCCATTTACGCCTGAATTCAGCGCCGCAATGTGCGCAACCAGCATGTTCAGGAAAAGAGCCCGGATAGAGATATCTTTTACCGGGCTGCTGTCCGTGTTATTCAGGTAAATCGTTGCCTCCGTGAAGTACGCATTAAGTAGCGTTTCACTTACGGCATCGAACTCCGGATAACGCTCACGAAATGCGGCAACATCAAAGACAACGATCGCCATTATTTTTTGTCCGCCTTCTCAATGCCAGGGGCCGGGTTGTTCTGATCCAGACCTTCCAGACCAGTTTTCTCCGAAGCGTTTTCATTCGCTTTCGCCTGGGCGCTGCTGGTTTTCGCCTGGGCAAACACCAGCTCTTTGCGAACGTAGGGCTGATCAGCATGTACTGCCAGCCACGCTTCAAAGGCTTCCTTGTCCACGTTTTCGGTCAGGCCGTAGCCGCCGACAACGATAGAGGAGTTGGAGCCGTTAAGCTCCACTTTGTACTCGCCCTGCTCCAGGATCAGGCCGTTCGGCAGTTTGCATCCTACAGTTACTGTTTCGGCCATGTTACACCCCGATCATGCTGGCAATGCCCAGCGGTTGACGAATGATTGCACCCCAGGTGCCACCGGATTTTTTCTGCCGCCAGGAAGACTCTTCCACCACGACAGCGTGGGCGCGCATCTTCTCGGTGAACGCTGCGTAAGCGGTGTCCTGCTCACCCAGACGCTCAACAATCAGCTGCACAAGCTCGCCTGCGTCGGTGCTGTATTCAACAGCGGTTTCGATACGCATGTTCGGGAAGTTTTTCTTCAGCTGATCGGTGACGTTGACGTTGTACTGGTTCGTCTTGGTCAGGTTGACTTCCATTTCCGGCGACATGCCGAGCACCATGCGATCGGTACGCTCTACGAGGCCTTTGGTCTGAGATACCAGCTGCTTATAGAGGCGACCGGAAATGTCGTCATATACAGCCTGCCCGTCTTTCGTTGCCCAGGTAACGCTACCGCCGGAACCAGTCGCCGCCGGAGTAACCGGAGCGCTCAGAGACGGATCGTTGAGCAGACCGTAGTTTTCCAGCCCGGCGATGCCGTAGAAGTAGGACTTGTTCTGGAACTTGTTCAGCACAAGTGCAGAGGCCACATTAAGCTCGGCGGCATAGCCGATACGCCCGGCGCCGTACATGTCCAGCTCGCGCTCACCCCATCGAGTGTGAGTCTGATAATGGAATGACTGGCGCGGTACCCAGTTAACGTTGGCTGACGTCATGCCGTTGTTGTTGAAGTCGCCGTAAGCGCTGGTTTCACCAGTCGACTCGACGATCGGGAACTGCGAGGTCAGCGTCGTCCAGTCGCCTTTTTTCACTTCACCGATAATCTCTGCGGCTTTCATCGGCGTTACGAGAACGCGGATAAGTTCCGGATCGACGTAGTTAGTGAAGTAGGCCGGGATACCGGCGTTATTCGCTGTGACCATTTGCGGCTGGGCATCCATCGCCAGCGCGAAATTCTCCGCAAACTCCGGCTTCAGGTAGTCCTTTGCGCCGGGCAGCACAATGCCATATTTCCCGCTGGCTGCGGCGTAGTGTCGCTGAAATTCGTTCATTACTTGCTCCAGGTGCTGATTTTGACCAGCTCGCCAGCGTCACAATCGCTTGCGGCATAGAATGCGGTCTCGATAAAACCGGCCACGGTTGCGCCGGCTGCGGCTACTTGCACCTCACCGGTGGTCAGGGATGCAAAAACCTTCTGCCCGCGGGTGGCAGCGGTTGACGTTTTGGCCCAGAAGTCACCGGCTACCATCAGGGTGATTTCGCGGCCGGGCTGGATAAGCATGGATGCCTGGCCGAGCCAGATGGTGATCGACGCCTGCCCATCACGATGGACAAAGCCAGACGGAACACCGCTACCGGCATTGGAAGCCACACCGTCAACAGCCCAGGCGAAGCGGCCGACAGTCAGGCCGTCCTCACCAGCAACCAGAGCGCCCTCGCCAGCCTGATAGGTCGCGTGAGGGTTGGTGCCAGCAAAGGCCCCTTCGACGCCGGGGGCCGGATACTGGTTAATTCGTGTCTGAAAACCTGCCATGTTAACCTCGTTTCAGTTTGCCAGCGGTCGGGAATGCTTTTTCGAACTCACTGACGGAAGCGGAATCCTGCGCAATGACAGGGCGTGAATTTTCTTTCTGGCTGATCGCCATTTTGACCATCGCCGGATAAGCGGACGGGTGAACGCCGGAGATATCCACACCGCTTTGCTCAAGCGCGGTGCGATAGACATCTTCGGCTGAGTCCATGGCAACGACGTCGCCGATCAGCGGACGGACGACCAGCTCTGCTTCACGGATTTTCCGGAAGTTTTCCGCAGCCTTTTTAGTTGCGCTGTCGGCTGCCAGACGAATCGCAGAGTCCATCGCCGTTTTGGAGACTTTGTCGTCTTCTTCATCGTCTTCATCTTCGGCGGTTTTCTTCTTGTCCTTGTCTTCGTCGTCGTCCTCATCGTCCGCCGTTTTTTTCTTGTCCTTCTCGTCGTCGTCTTCGTCGTCGGCGGGTTTGTTTTCTTTTTCGTCTTCCTTTTCGGCTTCATCAAGAGCCAGAAGAGCTTTGCGGACTTCTGCCTCCAGATCTGCATCCTGCGCCAGAAGTGGCTTAAGGGTGGCGCGGATCGCCGCTACCTTATGTTTACGCATGTGATTAAGCTCCGGTGGTAATGAATCTGCGACCAGTACATCTGGCCCTGCGCGGCCGTCAGGGACCAGCGCTTCGTGGTTTCCGAAAATGTCACGCATAACGCCGTCATAAGGCTCGCCGTCAGGGGTGACACCCGGGGTCATGTCTGCGACGTACTTGTACGATGCAGATAGCTCTCGCTGCTCTCCGCTCTCAATTCCAGCAATCGCGCTGTTATCCCATATCGACATACCAACCGTGAGATACGTGCCGTCAAACTCCGCATTGGAGTGCGTCACGCCAACACGAAATTCATTGGGCGGGTCGGTGGGAAAATCGGGGATGTGCTTGCTGAGCACGGGGATGTTATTGAAGGTTTTGGCTGCTTTCCGGAGCTCGTCCGGGTGGCGCCAAAGCCGGTAAAGTTTGTTTGGATCGAGCCCAAGCTCTTCGCTTCCTGGTATCTCTCGTCCGTAGTAGGCGTTGACGTTTGCCTTGCTGATATTCGTTCGTGAAATCTGAAGGCGGCCATTTGCGTCGATAGTGCGCACAGAGGCGCGGTCAAATGCCAGGCTTTCCGTAATCCCGTCCATTGCGGGTCTCTTTTCCTCGCTTATGTATCTGACCTTTATTGTCACCGGCTGCCGTGATTTGGGGATGCACTCGAATCACTCCATTTTGCATTGCGTGGAAGTAATGTT